AATTGTAAAAGAACTCCTGTGCCATTTACTGTCGGGCGATTTGTTAAACTAACTCCCCCGCTTATAATATTTACATCTATGCCAGATAAACTTAATACATCGATATTATTTAAATCAAGAGCGTTAAAAATTCCACTTCCAGAAACTATTAAATTATTGGCAAATGTTTTAGTTCCAGATATAATTTGATTTCCAGTCGTATAAACTAAGGTAGTTGGCAAAACAACAGCTGAAGCTTCACCACTTAATAAAACCCCAGTGCCATTTACCGTTGGACGAGAAGCAAAAGTTTTAATTCCACTAATAGTTTGATTGCCAGTATTGTAAACTAAATTATTAGCATAAACATTACCAGTAATACTTAAAGTCCCAGACGCTTGCACATTGACATTAGAATTAGAAATATCAATATTTACTGCATTGAAAAAATAATTTGACATTAGTAGATCTAAATTTTGAATTGTTGCAATTCCTTGAATCTCTACGTCACCAGTGAAAATTTTATTACCAGATATTGTTTGATCTCCGCTAGTATAAACAAGATTAGGAGCAGTAATTGGTGCTATAAAAGTTTTAATTCCACTAATAGTTTGGTCTCCAGTCGTATAAACCAAAGTATTTGGTAAAACTATAGCCGAAGCTTCCCCACTTAATAAAACCCCAGTGCCATTTACCGTTGGTCTAGAAGCAAAAGTTTTAACTCCACTAATAGTTTGATTTCCAGTATTGTAAATAAGATTACTTGCATTGACTTGATTTAAAACTAAATTTCCACTTGTTAATCTTGTGAGGTTTCCACTAACTATTCCTAATAAAGAACTATTAGAATATGTATCAATAATACCAATTGTAGAGAAGCTATTTACATTTTTAGACGACATAATAGAATTTACACTTAATAAATTAATACTTTAGAAGTATTTGAATATAAGACATTACCACTAGCAAATATGCCTTTTGTTCCAAAATCTGGATCTAAATCAAAAGAAAACCCTAGATTGGCCTTTTTATTGCTTCCTATTGATGAGTCATAATTAATATTATTAAATTTACAGCCACTAAATATTAATCTTGTAGGATATACATTTTTTGGATTATTAGCAAAATTTACTATTATATTATAATCACTATCAGAGTTTAAAGTATTAAAAAATGAACCGCTAAGATTTTCTTTAACTATAAAAGACATATCGATATTTCCATTTACTGGAAATTGAATTGGACTGCTTAATGGGAATTTATAATTTAAAGCTCTTAAACGATTCCTTCTGAAATCTAAAGAGAAGTTTAAATTTTGAATTGTATCAGTATAAAATAATACCCCAGTGATATTATTAGTATAAAAACTAACATTTGCATTTCCTGGCAAAAGTATATTTTGTCCACTTATACCAGTTTGATTATAATTTAAATTTCTAGGAACAATTACTAATTGATTTTGAATTTGATTAGCTCCAGATTTTAAATCTAAAACTGTATAATTTATTCCACTTCCGCTTGTATATAAAACCATATTATCTGCAACATAATTTTGAGTTACTGTCGGCACATTCCCTAATGAAACATTAAAAGAATATTGATTAAGATTACAATTTTGAAAATGTAATAATCCATAATTTGGACTATTGAAATCTATTACATCATTTACTGAAGATGGATTAACTGATGAATTTAAGAATTTTGCATTTTGAGAAAATAAATCATTTTCATTTTTATTTATGGCAAGATAAAAATCTCTATCATTAATTAAACTATCATTTGTGCATAAACCAGAAAACATAGGAACTTGATTTCTAGATTGAAAATTTGCTGTATCGAAATTCAATCTATTTTCATTTGTGAATCCATCCGAAACATAAGAAAAAGTAAAAGTAACTTCTGGTGGAGAATATACTCCATTGAAAATATTTTTCTTTTGATTGAATCCAACGAGATTGGATCTATTTTGTTGAATTGAATAGTTAAAATTTTGTATTTTCTCTATTCTCTTTAATATCAAGGAATTTGGTAGATAATAATCTGATGAAGCATTTTGTTCGCCAGAATATGGTGCAACAAATAATCCTTCTACATTGTAGATAATTCTATTTCTAGGCATATACCTTAATCCTTAAATAGAATTACACTATTATGCTTTACTATGATATAATAGTGCAGCCAAATAATTGGTAACTTGATGTTCGGCAGCAATTTCTTGAATATTATTCACTTGATCTTGATTTTGATCAAATGGTTTATCTATATAATTTTCAATTTTAGATTCCCAATTTTCTGGTGATTCATTAGCAATTATTACTTCTAAGAGTCTATCAGCGTTCTCAATATGAGCATTACTCAATTTCTTAACATTAAGTTTCTTTCTGAAAGCGGACTTAATTTCCTCTTCTAGTTTTTGCGCTGAAGCGATATTATCTTTAATTTTAACTAAAGAATAATTAGCATTTGAGCCAATTGGTTTAACGTTCTTTGTCGATTGAGGGATGCCAGTTGATCCACTTGGTCTTCCACCAGAAGAAGGCTGAGATCCTCCTACAAGTGGCTGATAAAAACCTTGATCCTTTTGTTCTCTGTATTGTATTTGAGATTCTAATGATTCTTCTGGAGTTGGAAGTCTTCCAGTTTCAATAGCTCTGATACCTTCTGCTGGAGTAAGGATTCCAAGTTCCATAAGTCTATTATAAACTCTAGAGTATTGTACATCATCCTTAAGATCAATATCTTCGAAATGAGGTTGTGGGAAATTTTTAAATCCTAAATCTTTACTAATTCTTCTTATTTCTGGTATTAAGAATTCATTTATAAAAATTATTCTAGCTTGTTTTAATCTTTCTATAAAGACTTGAACCTTGATACTAGTATTAGCAAATTTTTCACTGCCAATAAGAATATTATTTAAACCAATTTGAATATCTCTATCAACAACTTCATATTTTTCTGGTCCAATTAAACTTCCAATATTTGGAATAACAAATTCTGCTTTTGTTGTATAATCTGCAATTAATACTCTACCAACACTTTGATTTTCAAACAAAGATTGCATAGCTTGTAAATTCTTTTGATTGATTCCGCCTTTTTCTGGATCAGTTCCCATTGTGACTAATAGAATTGCTTGCTGAGTTGTTCTTGTAACAGCCATGTCCATTTTCTTCATTTCAAGTTTCCAATTAATATCATCAAGAACAGGAAAGCCCATTGGAATTGATAGCGGTTCATAATCTTGCTTTTTATAAAAAACGGCGCATATTTTTTGTGCATCTAATGGAATTAAAACCGAGCGATTGCCCTTATTTTTAATTTGGTCTTTAATTTGAGGTGGAAGAGATTCAAAAACTTCAAAATCTTCTGGAGTCTTAGGGTTTCTTAATCTTTCCAATTCATAATCTGTTACCAACTTGTAATAATACCCAACACTAAAATTAATTGTTCCACCAAAGTATACATCCGCAGGATTAATAATGCTATATCTAGCTGGAATTTTAGTTGATGTACTTTGAGAAAATGAATTTTTTAATTTGTTTCCAAATACTTGAGTAATTCTATTTGCATCTTCTGGCGTTAACTCAGTATCAAATCTATAAATAAAAACATTTCCACTTCTATAATACTCCCTAAAGAATTGGTCTTGAAAACTAGCTAGATTAATTTTCCTAAAATATGCATCAAAAAACTCTCTTGATTTTTGACTTCCACCAGTTAAATAAATTGCGCTACTAGAAAATTCAGTCATTAAATCAATAGTATTTCTAAAAATACCAACATTATAATAAGCCTTTTGACAAAGAATAACTGCGTCTCTTACATCCAGAGTAGCTAAGTTTTGAGTTGTGCCACTATTATATCTAAATGGAATTAATCCTCTATCAATATTTATAAACCTATCAGTTCTTTCTATATCTGCTGCAGCATTTCTTCTCATACTAGTGCTAGCTCTAATTTGATTGCTGCTTGCTTTACTTTCTGATCCATAAACCATAAATGGTGGTGCTTCTTGATTTTCTGAAGCCTTTGATTCTTTAAGTTTTTTAGTATTTTTAGCCATATTATTCAAATAATTACACTTATTTTATCATTATTGGTGTGAAAACCTCGGATATCTCTTCTTTTGGTTGCATAATTAAATCATTATAGCACTTGAGGCCCCAATTCGCTAACATAAATGCTGAATAATTATCTTTTCTAGCTTTATTAGCAGATGAACTACGCTTTAAATGCTGTGGAAGATCAAAAGATTGAGTGCCTCTACTGGTGGAAGAATGCTCTACTAGAGTACATTGTTTTTTAGTTTGATATATCAAATCATCTTGACTTTCTATAAAATCTAGCATTCCCCAGTCTTTTCGCTCTTCTGTTTTAAGTAGGCTAATATCAATATTTGCATTAAATTGACTATTGAAAAATTCATCATTAGCGCAGGTTCTACTAGCGAACCATACTTTTTTATAATCAATGCATGCTTGTAAATATTCATTTGCTTTTCTAATAAAGGAGCTGGTAAAAACTTGATTAATTGCTATCCTTCTGTCAGATAAATTATATTTATTTTTACTATTTTTAAGCATATTATCATAATCTTGACCTTCAAGATCAGAATCAAAATCAAAAGTCTTAATTTCTAATTTAGCATTTTTAAATAATTCAGATTCATTACAAGAAGAAATAAATACATCTGCTCCTGCATTATCAAGAATCATAAATACTATATTAAAATTATTCAAAAGATAATAAAGATAACCGACATGATTTTTTAAATTTCCTAACCCAGCATAGTTATTGACTAAGATTCCTTGATTTGTTTCAGCATCAATCTCAAGTAAAGCCATAGCAAAATAATCTGCGTTTGGACTATCGCTCATATTTGGATCGATTCCAAGAACATATTTTTTATTTGGATCACCTCTTAATAAAGTATGGGATTTTTCGCCAATTTTGATTGTACATTCTTCCATTTTCTTTGCATTAAAATAGCTATCACTTCCATCAGTAAATCTAGCACAATATTCTCTTAAAAAACTTGAATGACTTGATCCACCAGCTTGAGCTTCCTCAATAATAGTTTTATCGATCATTTCTTCTGGCAATGCTTCATAACTTAATTGACTAACAAAATATTTTGCTTCATGGACTTCTTTGTTTAATATTTTTTCAGACCATTCATTATAAGTTTTATATAAATTTTCAAATGTATAGCTTGCAGAGGAAAGAGCAATCATCTTACTTGTGTTTTCAAAAACAGCTCTTTCAGATTCTTGCATTGATCCTTCTGCTATTAATTTATCCTCTAGCTCTCTAATCTCCATACGTTCTTTAATATTTTGTGGAGCAACTAAAAATGGCATTAATACATTTTTAATAATTTCTTCTGGCAGAAGCAGAAACTCATCCAATACTAGAACATTTGCTCTAAATCCTCTAATTTTTTCTCCATTCAACGGAATTGCAACGATACTTCCTCCATTAATTTGCCATTCAAATTGATCATTTCTTTTTGCTTTCGCTCCAAAACATTGAGATAATAATTCTGCGCCTTTACTATCTACTATTTTTTCAAGATTATTAAATATAAATCTAGCGGTTCTGAATGTCGGGCCTGCGATTAATATTTTTGTATTCGGCTCGAATATACATTGTAAAAAACAAAATACTGCAGCCATAAATGATTTTCCACATCCACGACCAAACACACACATATTAAAATTTCTATTCATCAAGGCTTTTAAATGTATTTCTTGATATGGAGCTAATTTAACTCCACTAATAAGTTCTGTTGTAAATCCAATGTTTGCTCTTAAAAATTTAGCTAAACTTATCCTAGCTTCTTTATCATTAAGATATCCTTTAAGTTCTCCTAATTCGATATTAGCGTCTTTAACTTCTCTTATATATTTATCTGGGGAATATATCATAAAAATTTTAAATCATATGCTAATTGAAGATCTACTTTACTATAAAAACATTTACTTGCAAATATAGATTCAATTGCTCGTTTCATCTCATCTCTACCATCAACAAATAGAAATTGAAGATTACTATATTCCTGAATTAAAGATCTAACATTATGGAATATATACTCTGGGGTTGCTTTAATTTTTTTACTAATATGCGGAAGATATTGAAAGCTCAAAGCGCTGGATAGTTTTTCTTCTACTATAACGACTAAATAAGAATTATTCTTCTGAGCCTTATCTATTTCATTTCTAAATCTATCGAAATTTTTGACACTGAGCGTACTAATAAAATCACTTAAACTTTTTCTTTCAATAAAGCACCCACAATTATCATTCGAGCAGGCGTAATCTCCAAATGATAAAGTTTTAATTTCGAATGGATTATTAAACTTAAGCCAACTTTGCTCGCGAGTATCAATATAGATTGTATCTTTTGAAGACAACTTGTTTTGGAAATTATCGCCAATTGAATTAGGATGAATAAATTTATTTTCTAAACCTACCGTAGAACATACATCATAATAATCTTTGAATATTTTATTATAGAATATAATTGATGGTGACATAATTGTTCGAAGTTCTACTTGAGTTGGTGAATATATTAAATTTTTAGATTCTTTTCTTTTAATTAATAATTGTTTGCAATATTCCTGAGCTTTTTCTATTGGCTGTTCTTTCAGCCATTTTTTCATATTATTCTTATCATTAAAATCACTATTTAGATATTGCTCTTTAGTTTTAAAATTAATTGTTTCTCCAGTAAGAAGGTCTTTCTTTGGGTAATATGCATGATAATATTTTTCTTTATTTAAACCATATCCTCTAAGTGCAAGATGAAGACTTTTTTCATCTTTAAATTCCTTACCATCTACTTTACATAATACGCTCATCCATTTAAAATCTCATCTTTAGAGATTCCTAATATTTTACATTTGATTTCGTCCATTGTAGACAAACGATCTATTTCTTTTTCAATTATTTTCTTGCGAAGATCAGCCATTTTTAAAAGCTTAGATCTGCTTTCTTCTTCTTTCCACATTTGTACAAGATTAATAATCGAAGCGGTTTCTTTTACTTGCTTGCTTAATCTGTCGCTTCTTTTAACTTTCAAATCATTATTTAATTTTTGTTGTCTATTTACACAATCATTGTATTCTTTACGAGCAGTGCTACTAGCTTCTACAATTGTCATTGGAATTTTTCCATCTTCTTGCATAGATAATTCAATTTGATTTTGTAGCACGCTAATGGTTTGCTGTATCGTGGAGGATATAACTACTTCTGTACACAAGACAATATATTGATCTACTTCTTCTTGAGTTAAATCACTTTTATCATAAGTATATCTAACAAAACTACTTTCGAAAAGCTCTCTATCTGATTCATTATCGTAAATATTAATTTGATGCATAAATCTATAAGTATTCATATAACTAATAAGAGAATTAATTTCTTTTTTGTGTTTGTGAGTTAATTTGTTCTTATCTATGCCATCTAAAACATATTTATTGACTTTAGCAATCATTCTATCTTCACTGCGAGGAGGTCTATATCCTTCAGTCGCAGCATTTTCATTTTCAATGTTATTGAATTTAACATTAGAAGGTATAGTTTTCATATACTCTAATATTGATCTAGTTTCTTGACAAAGATTAGTTAAATTATTATTTTTAAATAGTAATCTACTTATTTCTAAACCAGTCATAGTAACGCAATTATTGGTTATAAATTCTTTTTGTTCTATAGTTAATTCTATTAAACCTTTGGCTTGATATTCATGACTTTTCTTAGGAACAATTTGTCTTGATGCTAAAAATAATTTAACAGCTTTGCCTTCTTTTGATCTTCCATCTAAGTCGTCTCTATTAAATGCAATTTTAACTAATTCTAATAAAGACGGAGGATTAGCGACTCTACTATTCCATTCTTCTAATAGTTTTAATTGCTGCTCATCTGTCAATATTAAGACTTCTTCTGACATATATTATACGATATCTATATCGTCGCTGTATAAATATTTTCTGACTTTTACCATTATAGATTTTTTAAGATTTTTAACTTGTTTATATCCAGCTGATCTATTCTTCTCTGAAGTTCTATATCCCATTATTTTAGCTGCTTCTTCTTCTGTTTTATGTTTAATATATACAAGATCGTAAAACTTACATTCTATAGGTTTCAATACTTGCATCATTTTCTTATGAATATTTCCTGCGGTTTTTTCTATATTAGTTAGATCTTCTTTCATTAAAAAAACTTCTTGAGTATGATTTTCTAAAGTTACTGGTAATTTTACATCATATGCAGATTTTTTATTTTTTTCCCATTTAGCATATAAGGGACAAGCATTACATTGCTTGCCATAAATTCCACATAAGTTTTCTCCTTCAAATGCAGAGCATTTTAAACATGGTCTAGAATAATTGCCATAATTATTACGAATTAAATTTTTCATTTGATTACTGATGATTCTATTGACCCAAGGAGCTAGGCTTTTAGTTTGATTATATAATGCCCATTTTTTATAAATATGGATTCTTAATATTTGAGCTACGTCATTAAAGTCCATCCATGCCAAGCTAGTTAAATGCCACTTACCACGGCGCTTATAGATTTCATTATCTATTTCTCGGATCTTTTCTTCAAAAGAAGCCTTTTGATTTGACATTATTTTTTACTATTTCTTCTGATGCATCCTGCTTCTTTAGCAAAATCTTCTAAAACTTGTTTTTTCGATGGACTTTTTGCAGCCTTGGCAGATCTTGGTTCCCTAATAGAATTAGGTTCAGTGCCAACGATATCTTTTAATTTTTGCCCTCTATTCGAGCGACTTTGCGTTTCTACTTGAAGATCATCAATTTCTGGAACAGAAGTGACTTCATTATCATCGTCTTCATAATCAATATTATCGTCTATATCATCAATATCAGGGTCTTCTATTTTAGTGCTTATTATTTTATTGATTTTTGATGGAAAGTCACTCTTTACTGGTTTAATGACTTTAACTTCTACAGGAACTACTTTTTCAAATGATTTACCACATGTAGAGCAAAAAATTGGTTTCTTATCAATAAATTCTGTTGCCGAACCACATGAAATACAATATCTTTTCATATATATATTATATATAAAAAAAGATTTTATTCTAAATTATTTAACTTAACTTCTTTGCCAAGCGACATATACTGGGCTTATTCCACTTACACTTACGACCCCAGTATAATTAAGATCGCTAAGACTTCCACCATCTCCAGCATTTAAACTAGAATTTGCAGCCAAAACAAAATTAAAGTTATTTGGTGCAGCATTTATACCATAATCAACATATAAAATACCAGTATTTAAATTTTGAACAAATAATTCTTTTCTGAAGTTATTTGCATTTAATACTGTTCCATTAGATGAGCTGGGTGCAGAACTTGATATATTAGATCCATTATCATCAAGATTACTAAAGTTAAAACCTCTATATCCAGAAAACCCGACTTCCTCAATATAAACCATTGAGACGTTTTTATTAAATTCTGCATTTTGAATATTTGCCATATTTATTATTACACGA